CGGTGCCTCATGATGAGGCCCGTGTCAACACGAGCTCTTGACTCGTCCTCTTCCCAATCGGCTTCCGCGCGAGCGATAGCCATGAAGATGATGGTCGAAAAGACCATCGCTTCAATCGGGAAGGTTAGAGCCGAACCCATTGACGCGAACTTGGCCAGGCGAACAACGCCATGACCAGGTACATCAGCCTTCCGGGACCGGCAGGCATCAACCCCTTCTGCCAAGTTGGGGAAGTTGTCTAGCATGGCCCGTACGAGCTGATTCGAGACGCGGTCGGATGCCTCACTAAGATCTAGTGTGGCGAGCTCCCCCGAAAGGGAACCTTCTTTGGCCAGGAGTCGGTTAGGCTCCTGATCAGTGAATCCGACCACACCGAATCCCAGGTTGTGGTTAGAACTAACCCCAACTGTAGGAGATTCGATGTATGTCACAAACCTCTCCATCAGCCCCTGCTGCACGTACTGCATGCAGGTCGGTTCGATGGCGATGATCCGTGGCGCTCGAGCAGTCTTTGGAACTGTGATGACCCTTACAGGTCTCTCAGATCCGGGTTCGAGGAAGCGCACTCTGGGTAGGTACTCATGAAAGTACCTGTGGGAGGGGATAAGATAATCCCCCCAGGAGAAGACTCTTTCAAGTCTCTCGGTCCACTCCACCTGATCGAACTTTTGGTTTCCCTTAAGTCGATCTGCGGTGGCACCAGGCCCATGTCTGGGGACGATGCGTTGGTAATAGATATCTTCATCTACTGCCTGCAGCACTGTCCCCCAGAGGACAGACGACGCTTGGCGAAACTCCTCCATCAAGGAGGAGGATCGCTTAGCATCGAAAGTGCGAACTTCCTGCTCACACTCGAGATAGCCTTCGATCGCCTTCTCTCTCCTAGCCTCAGAGGTTGGGAGGAGAAGCTTGCTGTACATCAACGTCAGTTGACGCACGGCAAATATGGCATCGATGTCAGGCTCCTCGAGAAGAGCTCCTGAATTGCGATCGAAAATCAGAGTCATGAACCCACCAAGAAATTGGGGGATCACGCCGGGTCCGGAGGTAGACGGCAATCGCCGCCACCCTCGGAACAGCTCCCGACTGACTGCGCCCTGGTCAAGACCTTTTTCGAGGTCTTTTCCGAACGCAGGCAGGGTGATAGTGAAGAAACTATCACCTTCTGATTTCTCTCGAGACTCGACTATTTTGTAGTCGAGTCCGGCGCTGTCAGTGCAGCATCTCGCAGCCAATTCATTGGCCACGACATTCCAGAACGACCGAAGGTCGTACATGAA